TCATCAAACGCTGGTCAGCGACCAATCCTTAGTCGACTAGTCCTTGGTCACCAGCGCAGCGTCACTGACTACTGCCTGGTCACTAGTAAAGCGTCACTGACCAGTCCTTAGCCACCAATCCCCGGTCACCATCCGTCCGTCACCGACCAGTCCTTAGACATGTACAAGGATTTGACACCGACCAGAAACCCTACACCGCACCGACCAGAAATACGTCGCTGTCCAAGGATTGGTCGACTGTCGCAGAAATGTCACTAACCGACAGAATCCTGTCACCGACCAACGACTAGTCACCTGACAGGATTACATACACCGACCAGAAACCCTACACCGACCAGAAACTGTACAGTGTCAAATCCTTAGTCGCTGTCCAAGTATTGGTCGCTGTAAAAAGTATTGACAGAGTGTAAAAAAGTATGTCAGATAGCAGAATACCTAGTCATTCTGCCTTGTTAGCGAGCAGCAACGATTCTGAAAAAAGTTGCTAAAATACGCGCTATCCTGTATCTTAGCGATAAGATAGAACAATTGATGTATTGTAAAGACAGGCTGAAGTATGTCAAATGATTGGTCAACCGACTACGAAATAGTCAGTTGCTGGCGGAATACTGGCAGGTGTCAAATGATTGGTCGATTGTACAAAGATTCTACGACTGTCAAGTGTTTGGACAGTTTAGAACTGTCTAAGGATTGGTCGCTGTACAGCAGTCCGTCATCCCTAATGGTAGAACTGTCTAAGGATTGGTCGCTGTACAGCAGCCCGTCAGCACTAAAAATGTCGTCAAATGACAACATCCAAACGCTGACTAAGGATTGGTCGGCTGACTAGTAGTCTGACACTGGCGCGTAACTTGTGACGGAACTTTATACTATGATATCGCGATGTTATAGATAGTTAAACAGTTTAACAGTTGACAAGCGACTAATCATTGGTCGGTTGTCTGACTTCTAGTCAGACTGTAAAAGGATTGGTCGATTGAATGGAGCTGTCAAAGGGTTTGTCAGGTGTAAAAGGATCAGTCATACGACAGGAAACTGGTCGACTGTAAAGAGATTGGTCGACTGTAAAATGAATCGCCAATCGTCAAATGATTGGTCGAGTGCAGTGCGAATTCATAGGTGTAAAATGATTGGTCAGTTTGGTGCCAAAAGACTGGTCGATTTGTGTGTAAATGACAGAATAATGACAGATCGATAATTGGTATACAGATGACCAGAAATTGGTCGAACTGTAGAGTCCAAGGAAGAGACACCGACCATAACCTAGACAGCGTAAGGTGCCATAATGATAGAAAATGCCGACAAAGACCCAAAACAGCGGCAACAACGTAAACACAATACCGGGATACCTAGGACAATGCCAATGCCCGCCAAACCCGACACAAGCCGTTTGTGGCTTCCGAGTTATAAAAAGACAATATTCGTTATAAAATGAAAGGATCCAAATGGAAGAATTAGTGATCGAGAAAGTGTCAGTAAGTGATTTATTGAAAGATCCTGCGAACTTACGTAAACACGATTCCAAGAACTTGATGGCGATAAAGGGATCATTACAAAGATTCGGACAAAGAAAACCAATCGTTATCGATAAGCGAAACATAATTGTTGCTGGAAATGGAACTTATGAAGCAGCACTTGCTCTTGGATGGGACTTTATAAATATTGTAAGAACAGAATTGGAAGGACCAGAACTGACAGCTTTTGCCATAGCTGACAACAGATCATCCGAACTCGCAGAATGGGATGAGGATTCATTGAAGAAGACATTGAAAGACCTTCATGATTTGAATTTCGACTTGAGTCAAATTGGTTTCCAGAATGAAGATTGGATGAAGCCTGAAAAAAGAGGTCTGGGAAAGGATCAGGACAATATTCCTGAAATCGACCATAATATATACAATGTCAAAAGAGGTGACATATGGAGACTTGGTGACAGCAGACTCATGTGCGGTGACAGCACTTTGTCATATGATGTCAATCTTCTGGTCGATGGAGCGAAGATGGACCTTTGGTGGACAGATCCTCCATATAATGTGTCTTATGTTGGAAAAACAAAAGAAAAACTAGTTATTCTGAATGACAAATTTAATGAAGGTGAATACCTTCAGTTTTTGATAAAAGCGTTTCGGAACGCCGGAGCTGTCATGAAAAAGGGTGCCGCATTTTATATTTGTCACGCTGATACATTTGGCCTAGAAAACAGACAGGCTTTGATTTCGTGTGAAACTAAGTTCCATTTATCTGGATGTTTGATTTGGAAGAAAAATGCTTTAGTTTTTGGAAGAGCTGATTACCATTGGAAGCATGAGCCGATATTATATGGTTGGTTAGAGGGATCATCTCATACCTGGTATTCAGACCGCACCCAGACGACAGTCCTTGAATTTGACAAACCTGCTAAAAGTGAATCTCATCCGACGATGAAACCTGTTTCATTGATTGAGTACATGATTCTGAATAGTACCAATAATAACAATTACATATATGATTCATTTGGTGGTAGTGGATCGACATTGATTGCTTCTGTTAAAAATAACAGGAAATGTTATTTAATGGAATTGGACGAACATTATTGTAGTATTATTATTAAGAGGTGGGAAGATTTTACTAATGAAAAAGCGGAGAGGTTAAATATATGACTTGGGGAAGAAAAACAGGTGGAAGGAATTTTGAGAAGGGTGTGTCGCCTAATCCAGAGGGTTTCAAGGGAATGCCGAAGGAGTTACGGGCAGCCAGGAAGATAACTCAGTTTGATTTTTTAACGAGTGTGAATTTATTAGTAAAGATGGATCGTGCTCAACTCCAGGAAGTTATGAATAATCCTGCGACTAACACATTGGACTTAATGCTTGGTGGGATTATAATTCGAGCTATTACGGAGCAGTGTCATCATCGAGCTGAGTTCATATTGAATAGGTTGATTGGTCGTGTTGCTATACAAGCAGACATTCAATTTACTGAGGGCAAAGAAACTCCTGTTGTAAATTTTGGAGTTACTAAAGATACTATTGATGTTATTAGTGAGAATGCGACTATTATAAATGGAGTTTTACTATGAAGCACTATAAGAATACTTGTCCTAGGTGCGGTAAGGTTGAGGAGTGTGAATGTCCTGGGAGTAAGAAGGAAACGAATAATTTATGTATAGATTGTTGGATTAAAGATTGTTGGATTATGAAAAATAGCAATGACTAGTATTATCATTCCAAAACCGTTTATTGGGTTACTTGATCAGCATCGATATTATGTTTATTATGGTGGTCGTGGTTCAGGCAAATCTCATTCTATTGCTCGGTATTTAATTTGTCGGGCAATTGATTCTCCTTTAAAGATTTTATGCACTAGAGAGTTACAGAATTCTATTATGGAATCTGTTCACTCTCTTTTATGCGACATTATTTATAAATATGATATGGATAGTTTCTTTGAAATTAAAAATGCTTCCATTGAGTGTGTAAATGGAAGTTGTTTTATATTCAAGGGATTAGCCCATAACATTGAATCTGTTAAATCGACAGAGGGCATTGATCTTTGTTGGATTGAGGAGGCTGACAAAGTATCTCAGGCATCTTGGGACACATTGATACCTACGATAAGAAAGCCTAACAGCAGCCTTCTAATTACGTTTAACCCGACGCATGAGGATGATCCTGTCTATCAGATGTTTGTGGTTAAAAACCAGCCTGATAGTGTAGTACAGAAAGTTAATTACAATGATAATCCTCATTTTCCAGAAGTATTAATGAATGAGTTATTGCATCTTAGGGAGACTGATTATGAGAGGTATCTTCATGTCTGGGAGGGTGAACTTAGGACGGTATCAGACGCCCAGGTATTCAAGGGTAAATATGTTGTTAAGTCTTTCAGCTTTGCAAATATCGAGAATTACTATCATGGTATGGACTTTGGTTTTGCTAAGGACCCTGCGGTTGTTGTTAGGTGTTTCATAAAGGATGAGAATCTTTATATTGATAAGGAGGCTTACGGTCATCATATTGAGATGCCTGATCTTTCACATTTAATTAAAAAGGTTATTGCCAGAAAGAGTTATAAAGTATTGGCTGATTGTTCTAGGCCAGAGACTATTTCATATCTTAGAAATTATTGTTCTTGGAATATTCATTCAGCGGACAAGTGGACTGGTTCTGTTGAGGATGGCATTGAATATTTGAGGGGTTTCAAGCAGATTATTATTCATCCTGATTGTCCTAGAACACTTGAAGAATTCAAAAGGTATTCATTTAAAGTTGACAAAAAGACCAACGAGATTCTTCCTGTTGTTATTGACGAGTACAATCATTGTATTGATGCTCTTAGGTATGCGATATCTAACTTAATACGTCGCAACATAACTATATACGATACTGGAGTTTTAAAATAATATATTCTAAAATATTGAGAGGATTTTTATGAGAAAAAAGAAAATTATCAATGTAAAAAAGTTACATAAGAATACTGTAAATAGTTATAGAGATGATTTAAAGTTAAAGAAAACTCATCAAAAATCATCAAATAGTTATATGAGTGCACCTAATTCTACTCATCTTAATTCTATGACTGACTTTGTTAATTATCTTGGTACTGATGCAAGTTCTACCAGGGGATTGACTGAGAACAATAGGTTTCACGCTATTACTCTAAATCGTTCTTTATTATCTCAGACATACCTTGAGCATGGAATTATTCAGGTTTTAATCGATCAGCCAGTAGATGATGCATTTAGGGGAGGAATTGAAATAGTATGTCCTGAGATAACTAGTGATGAGATTAATGATATATATTCATTCCTGGATAAGGAGAATATAATTTTAATATATTCTCAGGCATTGAAGTGGGCACGTTTATATGGTGGTGCTGGTATCATAATAAATTATGGTCAGGACATGACAAAAGACTTTAAAATAGCTTCTATTACAGAGAAGACGCCGCTTGAGTTTTACGCAGCAGATCGATGGGAGTTATCATATTTCCCTCAAGGGATGTCGATATTAGATAAATTCAAAGAGGACGAGATTCTTGACTGTCCATATAACTATTATGGCCATGTGATGCACAAGAACAATGTAATTAAGATATCTAATAAGGAGGCTCCATCACTTATACGAGGCCAATTTGGTGGTTGGGGAGTATCCGAGTTAGAGAAAATAATCAGGTCATATAATCAATATATGAAGCACCAGAATGTAACATACGAACTTCTTGATGAGAGTAAGATTGATATCCTAAAAATAAATGGTTTCAACAGTGCCTTGATGACTCCTA